AAGATATATAATGTAATAAACATTTTAAGGGTAACCCATGAAGATAAGATATAGTGAGATATTCCATAGCATACAAGGCGAAGGTAAGTGGGTGGGTACACCTAGTGTATTCCTAAGAACGTTTGGGTGTAATTTAACTTGCGCGGGTTTTGGACAGCCAAGAGATAACCATATTCCAGAAGAAGAAATGCCCCATATGTTAATGGACATTTCGAATATTACATCCGTAGAGGAGTTACCAGTAGTGGACATTGGATGTGATTCTAGTGCGTCATGGAGTGCCAAATACAAGCATCTAAGTCCATTTGCTACAACGGCTGACCTTGCATACAAAACATCAGAATACGCACCGTGGAGTAAAGATAATCACTTAGTTATTACAGGCGGAGAACCATTATTAGGTTGGCAAAAAGCGTACATTGAATTATTATCTAATGTGTACTTAGATGAGATAACTCATCTTACATTTGAAACCAATGGATCAAAGAAAGTTATAGACGGGTTTAGCAATTATTTAAATGATAGTAAGCCTGAGCTAGACGTTACTTGGATGTGTAGTCCAAAACTGTCACTTACAGGCGAGGATCAAAGCATTACAATCGATCCTGCATCATTGCTTTCAATGAACAAAGTAAATAATTCTAATATTAACTTAAAGTTTGTTATCAGAGATGAAATAGATATTTCAGAGGTCCGTAATGCACTTGCTAAATATGCAGACGCTGGCGTTGTTATAGAAGATGTGTATTTAATGCCAGAAGGAGCAACACTAGAGGGCCAAGAACTTACGGAACGTAACGTTGCAGACTTATGTATGAAGTGGGCTTATAAATTTAGTCCTAGACTTCATATTTCACTTTACGGAAACAGTTGGGGTACATAATGGATATACAACCAAAAGATACAAGCAGAAGACACTTTTACATAAGCATTGTAAAAAGTTTTATACGATTTGGTGCAGGTGGGTTTCTTATTGTGGGTGATTTAGTTACAGCAGGCGTGTTAATTATATTAGCAGAAGTGCTGGGCATATTAGAAGAATTATAATTTTAAAGGTAAAAAATGATCATAAGAAAACAGTTTAAATTTGAAGGCGCCCATATTGTGCGCAACTGCTCAAGTAAACGTTGTAAGTTTAGTTTACATGGGCATAGTTATGTAGTAGAAGTGTTTTTTACGGGAAAGGGATTAGACAACGGCCAAATGATTATGGACTTTAGTTTGATGAAAAGCACGATAGGAGACTTTATTGATTCATTCGACCATGCATATAGTATGTGGGATAAGGAAAACGATGAATTTAAAAACTTTATCTATGCAAATAGTGACAGATATATCAAAATGCCAGTAAGTCCAAGTGCAGAGGCCTACTCACTCATGATGTTTAAAGTTATAGATGCTATTATCAAAAACACAGTATTTAATAATGGTGAGAAAGATATTGAATTACATGCAGTAAGAGTTCATGAAACCGCCACTGGTTACGCAGAATCGCACAGAGAAGATATGAATTGGGTAGACTGGGGCATTGAAGATATTACGTTTAGTGAAGATATTAAGACAGAATGGAAAGATCCACAAATGTGGGATGAATTACTTAACGGTGAAAAGTTCGTTAATGCCGACGTTGAGCAACAGGTATAGAGTTATATAATGAAATTTAATAATCCATTTAAAAGTAAAAAAAATAAGAAGAAAGCACAGCAGAAGGAAAAACTTCTAAGTGCAAAGCAAACTGCAACTAATAATAACGAGCCGTGGGTATCAGTGCTTGACATGGATGTCGACATGAAGAACATCAGTAATGGGTCGTTTGAGTTGGATTGGAATGATTTATTCATTGCACGTTTAATAAAATCAGGGTACCAAGGCAAGACAGATGCTGACATAGTTGACCAATGGTTTCAAAACATATGTAGAAATATCGTAATGGAAACATATGAACAAGAACAAAGTGATCCGTACACGCGCAAGGTAGACTTAGGCGGTGGTAGATCGGAAATTAGTTAATGATTCTTTATGTCAATGGTGATAGCCACGCAGCGGCGGCGGAGGCAGTTAATCTACATGCGTTCGCAGAAGATGATACTAATCTAGTGCATCTTGGACGTTTGCCCCATCCCGATAACTTAGCAGTATCATGGGGCAAGAAACTTAGTGTATTATTAAAAATGGCGCTTTTCTGTGACGCAGAAAGCGCCTCGAGCAATGATAGAATTATTCGAACTACAAAGGAATATATCAATAGTTATACGCAAAGTAATAGCGGCTTATTTGCTATTATAAGTTGGAGTACATGGGAAAGGGAAGAGTGGCTTATAAACGATGTTTATTATCAAATTAACGCAAGTGGCATCGATATCGTGCCTGAAACTCATGTGGAAAAATACAAAGAATATGTAACTAATATAAATTGGCGCCACAAGACTATAGATGCTCATAAGAAAATAAAAGAATTACATGAATGGTTAAAAGAAAGGAACGTCAAGCACCTTTTCTTCAATGGCAATAATACATTTAGCCAAATACAATCCAAATTTGACTTTGGCACTTCATACATAGAACCATACAATAAAAAGTTTAATTATAGTGATTATTTAATTAATAATGGTATTAGTACCATTTTGTCTAATTCTTATCATTTTGGGTCAGATGGGCATACCGCTTGGGCCAAATATATGTTAAAATACATAGTTGAAAATAAACTAATTTAACATATTGGGCTGAACAACATATGAAGTATATTCTAGTAGACACTATGAACTTGTTCTTTAGAGCAAGGCACTCAACACAGCGCGCTAATGATACTTGGACAAAACTTGGTTTTTGTTTGCATATCATGTTTACTTCTGTTAATAAAGTAGTAAAACAACATGGTGCAGACCATGTTGTTTTTTGTTTTGACGGAAGAAGTTGGCGCAAAGACGTTTATGAGCCTTATAAAAAGAATAGAAAAGAAACACGTGATAAAATGTCTGAGAGTGAGCGAGACGAGGATAAGATGTTTTTTGAAATTTTTGAAAAATTTCATAAATACTTACAAGAAAAGACTAATTGTACTATTCTTAAAAATGACAATGCTGAAGCCGATGACCTGATAGCCAGATGGATCGCTTTACATCCCCCTGAGGATGAACACATTATTGTCAGCAGTGATTCTGATTTTTATCAACTAATCACAAGTCAAGTTGTGCAATACAACGGCATCACAGATCAAATGATCACCCTCAACGGATTCTTTAACCATAAAGGTATATCCGTCATTGATAAAAAAACAAAAGAGCCCAAAGAGCCCCCTAACCCTAAATGGCTTCTATTTGAAAAATGCATGCGTGGTGATTCATCAGATAACGTTTTTAGTGCTTTTCCCGGTGTACGAAAGAAAAGTACTAAAAAGCGCATTGGTCTGCTCGAAGCTTTCGAGGACATAGATAAAAAAGGTTATGCATGGAACAATCTTATGTTGCAGCGTTGGACAGACCACAATGATATTGAGCATCGCGTAATTGACGACTATGAAAGAAATAAACAATTAATAGATTTAACTCAGCAACCAGAAAGTATCAAAAAATCAATAGATGAAACAATAACTACAACAATAACTTCCAAAGATATTGGAGGGATAGGTATACATTTCCTACGCTTCTGCGGGAAATATGATTTAGTTAGTATGGCAAATCAACCTGACCAATATGCTAGATGGTTAAATAAAATATATCAAGGAGAATTATCAAATGATTGAAGCAAAATCCGTATCGAATAAATTTTGGATATTAAAAGAAGGAAACGTAAAAGTAGGCGAAGTGAATAATACGCAGCGCGGTTATACTATTAGTATTAACGGCGAAAAATCAATATTCAAAACATTAGAGGCACTAAAAGGTAAAACTGGTATTAAACTTAGTACAATAGAGTCAAAAAAGAGTGAACACTTACATAAGTCTATGATATATGATTACCCTGCTGTAGGTGAAATTCATAATGCTTTATGGAATTTACAACTAAAATTGCCGTTATATACTAAGCGCGGCGATAGTAAATCTTTCTTTGCGGCGGGATATTATGTAGTGCAAATCAAAGGGAAATGGAAGAAAATACTATCTCCTAAATTAATCATTCTCCAGCGTAATAACTATCATGGTCCGTATAAAACTGAACCAACTGATGATTCATATTATT